CCATCGGTCTCGGTGATTCTTCTCGGGTTGAGAAGGATCTTGACGGTGTTTACGCCGGAAAACTTGTCGGCGTTGCGAACTTCTCCTCTTTCTCCATTCACCAGAACATTCATTCCGTGAACGAGCGGGTTCCCGTTCTTGTCGCAAATGATCATTCTTCATCCTTTCCGGCGAAGTATTTTAACGCTTGGCCGATGTAGTTTTTGGCCACCGTCAACTTCTCCTTGACATATTCTTTGCTTACATGAAAATCTTTTGAAAAAACCACGGTAACAGCTTGAATCATTTCTACTGCTGTCACAAGTTCCTTGATGAAAACCGAATCTCTTTCTTTCGTGCTTGTAGCGCCGGCATTCTCGATGATGAATGTTTCGATTTCAAGAAGAGAGTTTTCGTAATCTCTAAGAATTCTTCCGAGTTCCATCTCAAAAACGCCGAGATTGTAGGCCTGCATTTTATTCATCTTCTTCTACCGAATCCTTGTATTCGTTGTATGAATCTTCGATCATTTTCTTGATGTTCTCTTCGGACATTTCTTCGCTGGTTTTCTCTTCGACCTTTGCGAGGAATCCTGCCGGGTCGGAAGAGTTTTCTAAGATCATCTTCTTGGTATAACCTTCGTTATTGTTCTCGTCGGCATAGGCGATATAGGCGAGGTAGTATTCCGGCCAGATCTTGTATTGCATCTTTCTGGCATAGTCATACCGATAGTCCTCTCGATTGTCGTCCATATACTTTTCGATAAATGCTTTTCTTATTCTCTTGTCCTTGATTCCGAGTTTGTCGAGAATTCCTTTGGCGATCTTCTTGTTCTTTTCGTCGCTTTGATCATCCAATTCTTTTGCTCTTACATATCCGGGAAGAGTGCAAATGACTCTTTCTTCGAGTTCCCTCATTTGACGAATTGCAGTCCCGACAAGACCGTTCTCGATCGTCGTTTTATTTCTGTTTGCCTCGTCAAGAGGCATATTCAGAGTTCCCATGCAGACTCTCGACCATATATCGTAAAGTTTCCCGGTATATTCTACGACGATGGCAAGGCGGATCGAATTCGAATAAATGGAGATCTCGAAGATTTGGACATAAATTGAAATGTCCCCATATTTGAAAATTAGCCACTTCTTCTTCCAAATTCTTTGATCAAGGAAATTGTCGTAGATGAATTGAAAATCGAACTTGTAGACCTTGGAACTTACCTCGTTCATCGTTCTCCTCTTTCTATTTCTATTTTATATAGCGTCTTGCACACGCCACACCGCGCCACCCTTGTGGTGGTTAAGGTTTCAGCGTGGTATTCCGAAGACAATATCGTTGAAGTTACATCGACCGCTCTGCACTTTGGACACATGACGATTAAGTCGCTGTCTTTAAACGTCCAGTCGTTCGACATCGGGCAGAGACTATCTTTATAGAACAAGACCGTCTCGCTATTAACTCTCTGCTTTTCGACTCTATCTAACAAGCCGAACTTCACAACCAGCCCTTTCACATTATCTTCACTGCTTTCGCTTCTGGAATCGTTCTGTAGAAGAAAATTCCATAACTGAATCTTATCGATGCTGTTTCGAAGAACTTCTCTCCAAAGTCGTTCTTGCTGTAAACCCTTTCGCCCGTTCTGTATTTAAAAGAGTATCTCCAGGCGGACATTCCAACATCAACCGATCTTTTGTTATAACCTCTTATTTCCAGAACATCCGCGAACTCGCAACGGCATTCAGAAAAAGTCATGAACCTGCGCGCTTCTGCGGGTATTCTCAATTTGACAATCGCTTCTTGATGCTCGTAGAACTTGTTCAAATAAAGAATTTTCTTATAACCGATAATCTCGCCAGAGTCTTCTCTCTCCAACTGCCTTATCATATCGAAGAAGTAATCTTTTCTATGAACGACGATGTCCTCTTTAATTCTGTCAAAGAAGGCGTATCCGTGTTTCTCCGGAATAACGACCACATACCCAGATTCCGGAAATCCCTCTCTTTGCAAGGTCATGTCTCTTTTCAGAAGAGGAATTGTTATTTTTGTTCGTTCGTGTATATCGTCGTATTTGACCGCAAATATCTCCGGAATCCTCATTCTGTTATCCTTTCTTCAACCATATACGGCAGAGCGGAATAGAGGTTTCCATCTTTTCCGATCACGCTGTATCTCCATCCCTTGAACATATATTCGTAGTCTCCAATGCCGAGTTTTCTGACTACCTGCCCGTCTAAGATATCGAGTTCAGGCATATATGGAGAACGGTCGAAATTCTTCTTAAGATATTTTAAGGTCTTTTCTTTGCTGAATACAAGAGTTCTCGGCATAAGTTACTCCATCATCTTTTTCGAATGAACAAGAGTTACCATCCTTATTTTTCCGCACACCGGTATATCGTTGCTTACTCCTTCTCCTCCGGCGAATTTAAAAGAAGAACGAGACAGCATAAACACGCGATTATTATTCAGGGAACGGCAGAGATATATTCCTTGCCTACTACCGATCAACTTCAACTTTTGGCCCTCGTATGGCGCCAGGCCTTTTGTCCATAGCTTCTTGTGTTCCGGAAAGTTCTTATCTATCCATTCGCCATATCGTGGGTAGGTTCCAAGCGGGTCGATAACTATTATTTTCTTTTCTTTCATCTTATTCTTACAGGAAGAATGACGGCGGTGCTTCTTCCCTTGACGAGAGCAACAGCCGAAACCTGGTTTCTGTATTTCAACTTGATTGTCTCTCCGGGCTTGACATTCATGATCCTCAAGAACTTTTCGAGAAGTTTGGGATCGACGTATGTTTCCGGGCAGATTTCGATGAGGTTTTCTCTTTCTCCCCCGAGTTTCTTGGATTTGATCTTCTTGATCCTGATGTCCTTGAACGCTTGTTCGACGTTTAGTTCGCATTCGTTCACAAGCGTTTCGAGAGGCATCGCTCTCTCCAGGTCCGGATACGTTACCTCTGGGTTGTTCATCGGAAGTTCCGGAATGATTAGTTCGTCGGCAAGAGCAAAGCCAACATAACTGTCGGTGAAAAGTTGCCTTCCGTTCCTCATGTAGGCCTTTTGCAAAATCGGGCGGGTTTTCGGTGTCCTAAGAACAGAAAAAGCCGCGGCAAGTCGATCTTCTCTCTTGTATACCTTGGCGGACTCTTTCGCGATCTCGTATTCCAGGTCGGCGATAAGTTCATCGACTTTCCCTGGGTTGAACTTTATGTCCATCACTCTTGAATACATTGTCGTTAGGTTCATATGATCCTCCATATATAAAAAATATAGTCAGGACAACCTGTCAAATTAACCTGACCTTGCCCTTTACGCGGAAGGGAATTGGGCGGCTTACCATGCTCGGGGGTTATCGGCTTAACCAGGCAAGGAAGGCGTCGTTTGGAGGTGGCCTCGCGTCATAGGGCTTTTCTCTCGCTTATGTTCAAAACCTACCGAATCGGTGCGAAAGAAGGTTTTTTCGGAATCCGGGTTTTGTCCCCGCGTCACGGTCTGGTGGACTCGTGCGTAAGGGCGACGTGTTCGCTTATAATATTTGTCCCGGTCTTAGCGCCTCCATAGAGGATGTCGCCGCATGGTTATTTATGCCTTGAATGTCTTTTGCCATACCCCTTCGATCTTCTCGTGCTTCTCGATAAGGACCGAGTCGCAGAACAAAGATACGGCAGTAACTCTGTGATCTTTCGTTTGGATGCTCATTGATGCTCTTGCCCACAACTCGTCGATGAATTTCAAACTGCTTACCTTTTCATCTTGCTCGACGACTACCACATAGGAGTTCATTGGCTTCCTCCCTCTTTTGATATGTATTGCAGATTTCGGCGCGAAGTGAAGCCTTTTCGTCATACGACTTGTCTCCGTGCTTTTCACTCACGTGGAGATAAACCTTGGCCCACAAGTCGATGGAACTCAACTTGTATGGTAGCGAACGAAGAAATTCATAATCCGTCTTGTTCATCTTCGTCTGGAGCCGGTGCGTCGGCGGGTGCATCGATCGATACTTTATCCGCCGATTTTCCGTCGTTCATTTTTCTTTCTTCTTGTTCAACGAGGTTGAGAAAGTTTTTTAGATGAATAATACGATTCTCGTTCTTGGTGAACCGCTTGTTCTCTTCTTCCAGGCGCCTCAGAAGATATGACGTTTCTTTTTGCCTTTTCTCGAGTTCGCGCCTGCATGATTCGACTTCCTTCTTCAAGTCGCCTCTATAGGTGTAGACGACTCTTTTGTTCTTTATATCGGTCTTCACACTTCCACCGCTTTGTTCTTCGACGTGAATTTCATGTGAACGTCTTTGATTCCGTTGTTTATGATGAGTTCGTCGCCCTTGTCTTCCATCTCGAATGGATTATCTTCCTTGCCTGCGCCAGTTCTATGACACATATAGGTTACAACCTCGTCGACAGAAGACGCCTCCCCTTCGTATACACCCGGATAGACAGTATCGAACCCAGCCTCTCTCTTCTCGAGAATCTTGTTGATGATGACGCTTTCGACGATACGGAAGTCTTCAAATCCCATCGTAGCCATATTCTCGTGAGCGAGAGTCGGGTGCCGACCTCCATCTTTCGACACGATGTATTCAAGAAAATCTTTGATGTATGCGATGCCATATCCTTCTTTCGTCTCAATGAAACAGTATTTGAAACCCAGGTTCATCTTCCTTTGTAGGAAGTCTTTCGCTTTGATTATTTCCATGTCGATCACTCGTTGTCGGCGAGATACGCGAGTCTGTCGATCTTGGGGTCGACGTCCTCTTCCACCTTGAGGTCCGTGATATCGACCTTCACGTTTTCGCAGATGGCGTTGGAGAACTCGGCCGTCCTGTAGAGCATATCCTCGATGTCGGTTTCCAACTCGATCTCGTCGAATGCCGGATCCTCGGTGGTGAAGTCGAACGTGACGGTAAACTTGCAGGTCTTCCTGCGAGTCTTCCCTCCCTTCTCCGCGAGAACTTTCATGTTTTCTCCCAAATCTTTGACCTGGAACGACTTGATCTTCTCGATATCCTCGTCAGTGAGCGACAGAGTTTCTCCCACTTCGTCGTGCTTGGCGAATACGAGAGTGCCGACGAGATAGTCGTTCTCTCTCACGGCGGTGACGATGGCGTTGTCTTTCAGTTTCCCCTCGTCGTCGATGTAGCAGTCGAATCCAGAGAACTGAACGATATCGAATGTGGTGCATCCGATAAGCCGATAGAACTCGTGAATTTCGTTTTCGATCTGCTCTTCGCGGAATTCGTTTCCGTCCCAGACCAGAACTCTTACTTTGTCTCCCATACGATTCGAATTCTCCTTTCATCGCAGAAGTCATAGAAAGCCAGGAGGAGTTGGTTGATCTGTTTCCTGTGTGCCGATTTGGGTTCTTCGAACGCCATACCGACCGCGAGTGAACACGCTTGTAACGCGCGGAGAGTTTCTGTCGGCTTGTCGTCTTCGATCGCCTTACCAAGGACGGTCGCATCAACGGTGCCTTCATACAAGAATTTTTGCGAATTCATTATATACCTCCTTACCTTACACTTAATTATAACATAAAAGTAAGTAAATGTCAAGTGTTTTTTAAGGAGTGAAGAAAATAAGTTACGCATATTGAACTATATGGTTTTTCGCAGTTTATAAAACCTTGCTATGTATTTTTTTCTAGGATACTTTTAGAAAATCAAAAAAACTATATAGTTTATTACTACAAATCTTTTATTAATATGTTTAGTATTCAATATTGAATCGCTAAATCTAGCGGTTCTGCTACACGCGCGCATATACGAGCGAATGAAGGTATAATGGAAGTGAGGATGTGAGAGAGAGTGAAGGGGAAATATGAAGAATTTGTAAAACCTAAACTTGATCTCGTGGCAGATTGGGCAAGGCGTGGAGTTACTAACGCTGACATAGCGAAGAACTTGGGAATAGGACAAGCGGTGCTGTATCAGTATATGATCGACCACCCAGAGTTCAAAGAGGCCCTAAAAACGCGCGAGGAAGCGGATGCAATCGTGGAATCTGCTCTCTTCAAACGCGCTGTCGGCTACAACTACACAGAGACCACTAAAGATGGATCGGTCGTCGAAAAGCATCTACCCGCCGACGTTACGGCCGCGCTCGCTTGGCTCAACAACAGAAGACCGCAAGACTGGCGTCAAGGCGGCAAACCTGCAATTCAGTTCGACGGCAAGATTACGCTCGAAGGCGTGTTACGAACGGTCGAAGGAGAAAAGTTTTAAGTGAACCACATTTTATAAGTGAACCGCTTATAAGAAATGAACGCACAAAAAAAGCCCCTTTCGGGGCTTCCTTTGGTTCAGTCGCTCACTTCGAATACTTGGCGAGGACCTTGTTGGCGCGGTTGATGGCGTTCTGGGCCTTCCGGATTTCCTTCTCTTCCTCGGTCATCGGCTTGACATCGGCCGGGTCGGCGTTGAGGAACGAGTGCAGTTTGGTCTTGTGGAAGGTCTGGGCCTTTTCGAGGCGGACGGCGAGTTCTTCGTTCCCGGCGGAACGGACGGCGACGATGATTTCCTGCATGACGGTCATTTTATTGCCCTTTCTTTGGTGAACCTGCGTTGGTCGCAACCCTATCTTGCTGACATAATTATAACATACTTCTTACAAGTTGTCAACCTTTTGAGTTGTATAAGATTAAAAATCGTCTCGAAATTATTATTTACCTCGTTCTTACATTTTGACGCATAAGGTTCCACGGAACGGTTCCACACAGAAACGCCGAACGCGCTGGGTTTACTAAAGAGCTGTCAACAAACGCGGTCCGGAATTAACTATTTACATTGGCATTTACATAGCAAGCAAAGCGAACGATTGGCGCGGTGAATTTACTTGTTACATTCTTATTACACTATGTAAGCAGGTGGCAAGTAAGTAAGCGACCGTAACATTATGTTCGCTTGTTACATGGCCAATGCAGTATGTAAGCGATGCGGTCAATAGTGAATTGATAAAAAGCATTCCTACACCCCGGCCACCCTTTAAGTGGCGCGGGGGCGCCGCGACAACAGAACTATAAAGCACTCTCCATACGCCGAATCAATTTTCTAGAAAATGATTTTCTGAATAAGCATTCCTCAGAAAGGAAATCCTATGATCAACACTAAAAAATACATAGAGGAGTTCCTAAAAATTAGAACCAAAGAGGGCGAAATCAAAAAAATCACGTTCAAGCCCGCACAGCAAGTTCTATATGACGAAATCAAGTCGCAGTATACAGCAGGCAAGCCCTGTAGAATTATCGTGTTAAAAGCCAGACAGCTCGGTATTTCAACAATGACCGGTGCAGTATATTTCAAAAAAACAGCCACAGATTTTAACGTCCGGACCGCAATCGTTGCTCACAAGGACGACGCCACAAAAAACCTGTTCGGAATGTATAAAATGTATTACGAGAACCTGCCGGAGATAATTCGGCCAGAGATACAGGCGTCGAATGCGTTCGAATTAGCGTTCGATAATAAGACAGGAACCGGACTGAAGAGCAATATCCGATGCTTTACAGCCGGCGGACAGGGCATAGGACGATCCATGACGATAGATAACCTGCATCTATCGGAATTTGCGTTCTGGCCCGGAGATAAGCGTGGAACTTTAAACGGTCTGTTGCAGGCCGTCCCAAATACGGTAGATTCGTGTATTATAATCGAGTCCACAGCGAATGGATTCGAACAGTTTAAGACACTCTGGGATGATGCAGTTGATGGCAAAAACGACTTCAAACCACTGTTTTTCGGGTGGTGGTTCGATCCATCGTATAGCATGCCCGCCGAGGAGTCGTTTCAGCCGGTTCCGGCAGGCAGATATGGCGACGAGATGGAACTGATTGAACTATATGACCTCACATTTGACCAGTTGAAATGGCGCAGATGGTGCATAGATAACAACTGCCAGGGAGACTTGAGACTATTTAAGCAGGAATACCCTTCAAACCCAGAGGAAGCATTCCTATCGACCGGTTATAGCGCATTTGAAAACGAACTGGTTATATCGCAACTTGAGAGAGCCAAGAAATTAGAGCCAAAAAGAGGAACTTTCACATACAGCAAAAAGTATCTCGACAAAGATCATTGCGAAATCGATGTAGAGAGCATCAAATTCAGAGAAGATAAGCGCGGTTCCATCCTGATATACGAGGAACCGGTAAATAAAAAAGACGAGGAAGGCGTCGTAACGGCGCTCGCACCGTATGTTCTCGGAGGAGACACTTCGGGCGGGGAGGAAACAATAGAGAAGGACAAAGACTACTTCACGATGCAAGTGACAAATAATATCACCGGGCGGGTTGCGGCTGTGTTCAGACAGCAGACGATCGACGAGGACCTCTACGCTGACCAGGCATACTGTCTCGGTATGTATTATCACAAAGCCCTGATCGGGATTGAGACGAACTTTTCGGTTCAGCCAACGAGAGAACTCGAAAAACTCGCTTATCCTAATTTATATATGCGCGAGCGCCTAGATACGGTAAAGAACGCCATGGTTCACGCAATCGGATTTGAGACCAACGTAAAAACTAGACCGGTTATGATTGCGGAACTTGTGCAGTTGTTCCGGACCGATCCGACTATTGTTCCGGATGTCGATACTTTAAAGGAAATGCTCACGTTCATAAAGATAAATCGCAAGTATCAGGCGGCGGAAGGATATCACGATGACCTGGTTATGGCTCTTGCGATATCTCGTTTTATATCGACACAGCAGACGGCAACTTGGATTGAGATAAAAAGGACCGAAGGAAAAGGATTTTTGGAAAGGAACTTCAAAATAAATACAAGAAAGAAAGGCGGTTATATTCAATGGTGATTTTGGGAAAGAAAAAGTATAACGAGTTGATTGACCGTCTCAATAAATTCGAGGAAAGAGTAAAAAGGTTAGAGGCGGAAAAGGAATACTTGAAAAGAAACGCCACCTCTGCGAATGTTCTGAAATTATGGCTGAATGGGGAGGACCCAGAAAATGGCAGAAAACCTGTTCAATCATAAAGAAGAGCACGAAAAGTGTCAAAGATATTTAGCCAACAAAAAAATCATTACCATAGCCAAAACTTGCATCGATTTTTTTGAAGGAAGACAATGGGCTCCGGTAGCGGCAGGAACGGAGACTCTACCAAGACCGGTTATTAACATGATTAAAATGGTCGTGTTAAATAAGTTTTCTGGAGTGATGTCAAGCAGAGTTAAACTTTCGTTCATCGCAGACAACGACGATGCGCCGATAGAGGATTTCAACAACTTTGCCGATTATATGCAGAGAGAGATTCGTCAGGACGTATACGACAAGAAGGTCGTGAAAAAGGCCGCCGTTGTCGGAACCGGATGCTGGCATTACTACCTGGACAAGCAGGCGAAAGGCAAAAAGGGAAAGGTTCGCGGCGGCATGAGAGTTGAATCGATTGACCCTTTCTCCATTTCAGTCGAGAACCCGGAAGAGCAAGATGTTCAGAAGCAGAAGTGGTTTCAAATTGCGTCTAGGTATCCAGTCGACGCAGTTCGAGAGATTGCGGAAGACAAATACAAGCAGAACGCCGTCGCCGACGTTGATGAGAAACTTGCCGGGTCAGAAAAAGAGGGAATTGAATACGTCACGGTATATTTAAGGTATTTTAAGAAGAATGGTGAAGTTTTTTACGAAAAGGCGACGAAGAATGGAATGCTTTGCGACCCGATATCGCTCACTCCGGATATTTCAGAAGCGATGAAGGCAGTAAAAGGGATCAAAAACTACTCGGTCAACGGACCGGAAGAGCCGGCAGAAAAAATCGATCCAGCAGAAACCGCTTTGCCCGACGAACGAGAGAACACCGAACCGCCCAGAGACGTTTTTTCGAGGTATCCGGTAGTCCTCTTCACTTGGGACGAGATGGAAAGATGTATGTGGGGGATCGGAGAGGTTGAGCCCCTAATTCCAAACCAGAAATCGTTGAACTTCGGAATGGCTATGCAACTTCTGATGTCGCAAAACCAGGCCTGGGGCAAGTGGATTGCTAAAGAAGACGCTTTGAGAGGCCAAGAAATTACCAATGAGCCCGGACAAGTTTTGACCGACTATTCCAAGCAAGAAAAAGGTCTTTACAGAGCGCAAGAAACCGGCATGAGTTCGATTCCAATGGACATCATCGAAAAGCTTCTTGAAATGACTCGTATCGTTACAGGAAGTTCCGAAGTCGTAACAGGAGAAGTTCTCGGGTCGAATATGTCCGGAGCCGCTATTGCCGCTCTTCAATCGCAGGCCTTAAAGCCGATCGACGAAAAGCAGAAGAGTTACTGGTCCAAGAAAGAAGAACAAGGGCTTATCTACGCGGAGTTCATGAAGTTCTACTACGAAGATGAACCCTATTCTTATGATCAAAAAGATCCGACAACAGGAATGACAAGTAAGAAGAACGCAACTTTTAGTGGGTCTGTTTTTGAAGGGATGGATTTCGAAGTTGTTGTTGAGGCCGGCGCCGCTTCTACTTTTTCGGAGGCCTCGGATGTTCAGGTCATGGAAAGTCTTCTTCAAGTAAAGGCAATTGACACAGAAACATTCGTTCGCGCTTATCCAAAAGGTATGCTATCGAACAGAAAGCAACTTCTTGACGCAATTGAGGCCGCAAAAAAAGATCAATTGGCTTTAATGGCGGCGAGACTCGCAAAGCAAGAAGAACAAATGAAACAGGCGGGCGAAATCATTCAGGACCAGCAGGAAACGATCGACAACGCCGTAAAGATCATACAAGAGAACAAGAGGCTGAAAGAGCAACTCATCGCTATGGAGGCCGAGTATACAGAAAAGATCAAGTTGGCGGACAAGTTCCTGGCAGAAGCAATTGTCAAGGGACAGGTTACACAGCAAGACGCAATCATGTTCGCCAAGATGCTGGCAAGACAAAGTCAAAGCCAGAAACAAGAAGGGGTTTAAAAATCGCAACTCAATAGCGCAAAAATGAGGCAGATACAAGAAAGGCAAAAAATGGCCGGCGAAAAAGACAAGGTCGATCCACTCGCCGAGGACGACCAGAAAAAGTTGACGGAAGAGGAAGAGAAGAAGAGGAATTCCGAGCAAGCCAGGATTAGGCGCGAGCGTGAGGAAGCAGAGCGTGTTGAACAAGCCGAAATCCGAGGAGTCATCAGGGCGATTGACGGAATGAATCCCTTCACGAATCAACCTGTCAAGACGAAATCCGATGTCGAAGAATACCTTCTCATGAAGGAAATCAAGGCAAAGGGCGGGGACCCGCTCGCGGACTACTCGAAGAAACTGAAAGAGAAGGAAGCCGAAAAAGCCGAATCAGAAAGAAAGAAAAGAGAGTCCGAAGAGGCTGTCGAGAAGGATCTCAAAACCTTCTCGGAGAAACACCCGGATATCGACGTCAAAAAACTGATCGACGATGAAGATTTCCAAGAGTTCGCGGAGGGCAAATTCGGAAGAAAGTCCCTCACCGAAATCTACGACGCTTACATGAAGCACGTAGAGAAGATCGGAACAGAGGCGGCAAAGAAAGTGGCAAAATCGTTCGCCATCAAGAAGGCGAACCCGGGATCTGCCTCCGAAGGAAGTAAAGGCGGCGGAGAGGGAGAGTTTTACACCGAAGCAGAAATCGACAAGATGTCCTTCCAGGAAATTCAGGCCAATCTTGGTAAGGTGAATAAGTCCCTCGAAAAGATCAGGAAAGACAAATCCAAAAAATAAGAGGTAGTTCGATATGTTCGAAACATTCAAGCCCACAGTATGGGCCGCCAACATCAATACCGAGATGCAGAAGAAACTCATCTTCGCCGTCGACTGCAACCGCGAGTATGATGGTCTCGTGAAAGAGCATGGCGACCAAGTCAAGATCCTCTCGATGGGAAGCCCGACGATTCACACCGTCACCCTCGCGAATCGCAACGCTTCCATCGATACGGCCGAGCAGATCGAAGACTCGGCACAGTTCCTCCAGATCGACCAACTCCGCACCTACAACATCAAGGTCGGAGACATCGACCGGCAGTTCGCGGTCGGCGGGTGGGAAGCCAAGCGTCAGCAGTCCATCGCGTATGGCCTCGCGAACGAAATCGACACCTGGATCGCCAAGATGGCCCAGAGCGATCAGGCCCACAAGATGACCACCGTCGGCTCCGAAGTCATCCCGACCACCACTTCGACGGATGCGGCCTACATCCTGAAACTCATCGACAACGCCCAGCAGTGGCTCTGGGAGAACAACGTCCCGAAGGACACACAGCTCTACATGACCGTCACTCCGAGATTCTACATGATCCTGCGTCGGGCCTACATCCTCGTCGACACCGACAACTCGCAGATCATCCGGAACGGTTACGTCGGCAAATACGGCAACATCATCGTCCGTCTGTCGAACAACGTCGCGACCGCGTCGAACGCCGGCCTCGTCGACTACATCATGCTCAGAACCCAGGAAGCCATTTCGTGGGTGAACCCGCTGTCCCACTCCGAGCCCTACCGTCATCCCGACTACTTCGTCGACTTCATCAAGGGCTTCGAACTGTTCGGCGGCAAGATCGTGAAGCCGAAGGAAATCTGCGTCATCAACGTCAAATACGCCTGATAAGGAGTGAACTGACATGGCCAACTGGACAGCCGCAGTGATCACCGACCTGACAGCGTATAACTCGCCTTCCGCCACCATCGCCGCCGCCGCCGCATTCGCTACCGATGGAACCTCCGTCGGGGCGACCGTGACGCCCACCAAAGCGGACGAAAAACTCATCATCGAACTTTCCAACGCGAATAGCGGCGCCTCGAAGGACGTCACCATCACCAAGGGGAACGGATCCTACGCCGCCGATTCGGACCTGGTCGTTGCTCTCGCCGCAAGCGAAGTGAAGATCATCCAACTCGAAACCGCTCTCTACAAACAGATGAGCGGAACCCACAAGGGGAAGATCCTCTTCTCCGGAACCACAGAAAACAAGATCCGCGCTTTCCAATGCGTGTAAAGGAGGGCTGAAATATGGCCTGCTTGATCACAGCGTCAGTGAGCCTGCTCAATCACGCTGAAAGAAAAATCACCCTCACGTTCACGACCTCCGGAACGAAAGTCGTTCTGCATCCTACCGCCGGTGACGATGTCGATCTCGAAGACGTTACAGCGGCGATGATCACTCTTCACAATCCGGCCGACACCGAAGGAACATACGACGCTGCCTCTTCCGGAAACGAATACGACGACGCCTCGATCGTCGAAGTGATCTCGGCAGGGGCCAAAACCGTCACCGTCAGATACGTCGGGGAACTCGAAGATGACAAGTTCATTCTCGGGTTCCTCGGATATGCCGTCTACGACGACGCCGGAACAGCCGCCGAATACACCGGCTATTCGCAGGACGTCTTCGACTCCGACATCGCTGTCATCACTCCGGTTCAAATCGCCGGGTGGAACAACGATGCGACATTCGCTCCCGCGGCCATCAACGCAGGCGGTGGAGCAATGATCACTCCAACGAAGAAAGACGAATCCTGTATGCTCATCATCCAGAACACCGGTTCTGGAGAAAACACCCTCACGATGTATGCCGGAGACGGTTCCTATCGTTCCGACAAGAATCTGACATTCACTCTCGCGGCCTCCGCTCTTCACGCGATGATCATCGAGACCGCGATGTTCAAGTTCTTCTTCCATCCGACGCTCAAAGGTGCGTTCTATTTCACCGGAAGCGCCGAACTGAAACTCGCTTTTGTCCAAATGATCTGAAGATGATTAGGGGGAGGGTTGAAAGATCTTCCCCCTTTTCAGATTTTTTTCAAACAATAGGAGGTCCAATATGAAACTTGGAGATATAAAGATTGAGGCCTTAAAACTAATGTTCACTAACTATGACACTGATATGGCGGTAGAGGACATTCCGGATCTTCTTGCGAACTCCGAATACAAAGACTATCTGTTCGCTATGCCCGGAAGTATCAATCGCTGTTTAGGTCGTTTTTCGACAAATAGATTGAACCCCCAAAAGAAAGTGAATATAAAGACTCTCTTCACGAAAATTGAGGGTTATTACTCGTTTGAAGACGATGCCTTTTATTCCGACGCAGAAATGACCACAGAAATTACAGGCGATACGAATAAGATATACGAAGACGACGGCGGAGAACTTTATAGGTTCGATGGAGACGGTTTCGAGAAACTGAACGGGCATCTTTACATAGATACAGGAGATATTACGAGTTTTCACGCGCTGAATAGAGTTTCGCTAACAAAATACGACGGAACAATCGATGCAAATGTAGAATATCTATGGGAAGATGATACGCTCATAATTCCGTATATCAACCTGTTTCCGGATACCGAAGAAGAGTATGAAGGCAAATATGTTCTTTACTACTATGAATCAATGCCTGTGATAACTTCTTCGACGGCAGAAACAACCGAAATGGATCTTCCGGAAGATCTTCTCAAAATGATTCCTTATTACATCAAGGGAGAATTGTATCAGGAAGCCGACGCTGTTCTGGCGAACGAAGCAAGAAGCATTTTTGAACAGATGCTTGCTGATTACCCTCAAGAGAGAACAAACAAGCAGACGAAAGTAACAATGAAATATCGGATGGATAAACTATGATCAGGGTCCCGATCGATTATAGGAGCGTAAAGCAACAGAAAACGGCTTTGATAGACACGTTTCTTGGCGCAGATTTTTCTTCTTCCGTTCTGAAAGCCGACGTAAAAAGATCGCCTCTGACCGAAAACCTCATTAACAGATATGGAAATAATCACAAGAGATACGGATGGAGTCAAATAGCAGAAGTCGGAACAGGCAACATAAACGGATTCATAAAGTTTGAAGAGACAATCTCCGGCGTAACAAAAGAATATTTTCTTGTATATTCCGGAACGACTTTTTACAAGGTAGAAATAACCGAAACAGGAATAGGTTATGTAACGACCGCCTTAGACACGACGAACATAACGCCCGCAAACCTGGTTGATAGGCGTGTTCAATTCTACGAGCAAGAAGAGAACATCTTTATAGTCGGAGCCGGAGATTTCATCGTTTTCACTCCGGACGAAACCGGCGAGTATGAACTGCATACGGTTTTTGAACACGAAGATACATATGTTCCGACAACCACAATTTCAATTGATTATGAAGGTTATGTTGGAACGTCTTTAAGGGCGTCGCTTGAAGCGGTAAATATGATGACGAGATGGAGAAAGAATTCTTGTCGAGGCGCGGTTGGATCAAACGTAGAAAGTCCGGTTGTTGACAGGGTTTTTCATCTCGATTCCGAAATATATGATACATATGTTGTTGGACCAGATATTGTGGTTGCTCATATCACAAATACATATCAGCCTTCTGTCGGCGATCCTGTTGTCGAAGAGTTGACTGGAATCATTACTGATCCATACGGAACAATCACGCTTTATGATGAATCCGATGTGTATAGAGGAACTATCGTCAACAACGGTCTAGTCGCCGTAATGACTCTCGAGGATACAATCACAGAACCTGTTACAGCAGACGACAATATTGTTATTGAGTTCTTGACAGACGCAAACAATTCTTCCAAAATAAATGATTGTCAATTCGGTGTTCTTTTTGGAGTAGATGGAGTTACCAGCCAGCTTTTCGTCTCTGGCAATTCAAGCCACAAGAACTTCGATTACTTCTCTTATCCTTTGGACTTTACATATTGGCCCGATATAAATTATCGAGAAGTCGGAAACTCGGCGATCAAAGGATATCTTCGCATATCCGACGGAACATTAGCAATATTAAAAGAAAAGAAGAATTTCGAATCAAGCGTTTATTTCAGAACGGGAACGCTTTCTTGGGATGACGATGAAACCTATTGCGAAACTTCATACGTTGAAATTGCCGGATTTTCCGGAAGGGCATCGGTTAGCCCTTGGGCAACAGCAGTTCTGGCAGGAGATCCGGTTTTTCTTAGTGAAAGCAACGTTTTTGGAATTGTTCTTTCCGAGAATATTGCAACCGACGAAAGATACGCAAGAGAAAGAAGTCTGAATATCGAAAAGAAATTGAAAGAACATACAAATCTTTCGGAAGCAGTGGCGACAGTTTTTGATGACAAGTATTATCTCGTGATCGATGATGTATGCTATGTCGCTGATTCAAGATTCAAATCAAAAAGAACAGAAACAAAAGATGACGCCTTCGAATACGAATGGTGGTATTGGACAAATATTCCGGCGAGAGTAATTTCGGTTCAAGATGAAGAATTGTATTTCGGAACTGATGATGGTCGGTTGTGCGTATTTGGAGAAGATTTTGTAGATTTGACTTTCGAAAATATAGCGAGCGGAAACATATCTTTCCAGCCAATGACAGACAAGGTTGTTTTCAATTCTGCTCTCGAATTTGTCGAAGGAGACACAATAAAGTTCGATGAGTCCACGCTGTATGAGTGCGTGTTCAAGTTTTCCGACGTTTCTACAATTTCCGGAAACACGCTAACCATATCGGCTTCGGAAGGTAGTTCGCCTTATTACAACCTTTCCGTTTTGAATGACGAAGAAGAGTTGATTCTTGTCGGAATAAACCAAGCGGTTCATACGCATTGTTTTGTTTCCGACGTGAATTTTGGGTCGATGACTTTCGACCTCGTTGATGCGAATGGAGATCCAATCGATATCGGATCGCTGGCTGATTATTCAAATCTTTGGCTTCTCCGAGTCATGACAGGAACAGAACTTTTCATCGATGAACTCGATGAAGCGAATTACGAATTTAAGGTAACAAGACACGAAGGCGGAGTCGCGATGAAGTTTACGTTTTATTCCGCTACAATCGACGATGAAACCTTCCACGAAATTGAATTAATCAACATTCACAGAGTTAATGTTGTCGCTAAATGGTATACTCCGGTTCTTGATCTTGGGACGACATTGTATTCGAAAACTCTTCTTTCGATGACATTGTCGGTAGAACAAGAGAACCAAAGCTCGATAGAGTTCGGGTTTCAAACAAACAACGTAATAAAGAATCTTTCTGCAACCGATCAATACGTCGGCGGAACAGCAGACATAGACTTGTCCGGACTTGATTTTCAGAACTTTACTCTTCAAGGATTCGCTACGAGTTATACAAAGAAAGTCAAGTGCAGAAACTTCAATTACATCTCTTTTCACTTTGAAAGCGATAATGATCAAGATTGTGCAATTAACAACTTCTCTTTCAATTACCAAATCAACAACCAGAATAGAGGTGTAAGATAATGGCGATTACCTTAATGACTGCGGCAAAGTTGCTCGAAATCGAAAGATCCTCGGCGAAGACTCTTCCAGACAACCCGTCAAACGCTGGTATGACCGCCGAGACGGTCCGCCGGAGATTGTATCAAGGGCTTACCGCCTTAAGAGATGAAGTTCAAAGAATGGCCGGAGAAGCAAACGTAAGTATGCAGACCATTTCCGAGAACATCGTTACGGTGTGCGATTTAGATGAGACAGAAACAGAAATAGATTGGGAGATTCAAAACTGCACGGATAAGAGTTATTCAAGTTCTTCAATTGTTTCAGTTCAGATTACAATTCCAGACGATGTCTTTCACGGATTTTATTCGGCCGTAAATTACAAGTCCGGAGCGGCTCCAACGGAAGTTCAGTTCGTGAATGAAAGTTCCTATGATTTGAAAGTGTTTTTGTTCGGTTCTCAAAAACTCGACGGCTATACTCCGCCCGCCAACAAAACGGTGGTGATGATGTTCCATTGTGACGGAATCAACGTCTACTGCAACATCATGGAGGTTGCTTAATGAATTATCTTTGGATGAAAAGAAAAGCGGTTCTAATTGCTTCTTACGGTTTTATGGTCATGCAAGTAGATTGCGAGTTAGGAATGGGGATAATTGTTTCGAGTATAACGGTTGATTCTGTTCCGATGATATGCGCCGTTGTTTCGAGTTCCGAAATCGAAACCGTTATGTCTGTTCTCAATTCTCTTCCGTTGGTTACCGAGGCTGGGTTCAATGCAACAGTCGAGACAGTGTGCAATCTTCTGACTTCTATGGGCCTTCAAGTAAGTGAAGAATATACTTTCGATTCGAAAGTCGTTGTAAGTCTTTACGGAACTCCGTTAATTCAGGCAAATGAAAACTACGGTTTTTCTTGCGAGACTTCTTGTTTTATCGCAAACCGCTCGAACGCTATTTCGAATGCCGTTTTTAAATTCAATGTAAGTTCGGTCGTTCCTTCTGGCGAAGAACTTCCAATCGTTCTTCAAATTGCGATGATAGTTTCTGAGGTTGTAGAATCGATACTTGCTGATTCGATGATTTTTATTACGGCAGATTCTTCAACCGCTTCAATTGAAACTGTCGCTGTATCCAGAGATTCGATATTGGCAATAACAGAAAATCTTTTTGGTCTTGATTCGCCGACAATTATTACGGTCTACAGCGTAACAAAAACCCTGATCGCGGTAACTTTCAACACAGAAGAAAATATATCGGTTTTGCTTTCGAGATACTTACTTCTTTCAGATCACGATTCATCTACCTTGTCTTCGAACGACTCAAGAACAATAAATCAAATGGCCTATTATGGCTTATAAAGGAGAAAGAAAATGCTAACGAATTACGTGGCAAACCTGATCATCGACAACATCATCGGCAGAAACAGTGGCATGAACGTCGGCCCGGACATCTATGTCGGACTGTCAACTACCACCCCGGCGGTGGATGGAACCAACGTAACTGAACCGTCCGGTAATGGGTATGCGCGCGTTTTAATAGGGTATTACGGCCAAAGTGCAACTCTGAAAATGTCGGCGGCTTCTGCGGGCGCGTCTTCGAACGCCGAAGAGATTCACTTTCCGAAAGCCACAGGCGCGTGGGGTTCATGCACATACGCCGTCTTCTATGATGCGGCTACCGGCGGAAACTTGCTGTTCTTCTCGCAACTCGTCGACGATCTGGGCGATCCCGCTCCAATCTCTCCTGTCCTGAACAACGTCGCAATCATCGAAGTCGGAAAACTTGATATCAGCATTACGGCCTAAGAGGTGATTTGAATGTCCACCACGACCAGACTTGGTCTGACTTTGACAGACGATAGAACGCCAACATTCGAAGACTGGTCGAAAGGCATCAACGATGCCGCGTCCGGAGTTTCGGCGTTTAAGAAGATTGACGATCAGGTCGCATTGAAACCCGCCAAGTATACCGGGACGGTTCCGATTACCGATTGGACGGGCGAATCCGCGCCGTTCAGTAAGGCCGTAACCGTCTCCGGTATCCTCGCCGCAGACGAAGACGTAACAGTCGACCTCGACCTATCGGCGGCGGCGTATGCCGACGTCGACGACATCCAACTCGCGTGGGGGAAGATATACCGATGCGCCATCTCGGCCAACACCCTCACGTTCTACGCATCGGAAGTTCCGACCATCGCAATCCCAATCGTCGTGCTGGTGGTGAGATAAATGGACGCCCTCATTGTCAGAAAAGGCATATCGAAACCCGAAGAGGAGAAAACCGTCTCCGCGCCGGATTTTTCGAGCGGTAACATTGTTGTAACTCCTACCGCCGGCAAGGTTATGACGCAAGTAACCGTCAACAAAGATACCACGAATCATATCGCCGGCAACATCAAGTCCGGTGTTACTCTCTATGGCGTGGAAGGAAACATGGAAGAGGGAATCGACGTGTCCGATGCAGACGCCGGTATTTCGGACGTTGCGTATGGGAAGACATTCTATGCCGGAACAAGCGAAAAGAAAACCGGAACAGCAACGGAACTGACAATCAGCCTACATTATGTTGTCTTTATTGACATTGATGGGTCGATATTAAAAGAAGAATACGTCGAAGATGGAGGAGACGCCACCGCTCCGTCGTCTCCATCCCATAGCGGACTTACGTTCGATTCTTGGAACCGCACATACACTAATGTAAATAGAGATTTAATTGTTGGAGCGACATACTCGACAGACGACGATAAGACACATATATTTTTAACAATCAAAAACTCATCGAATAAAGCGATTGTCTTATATTTTAATAAGTCGGACACATCTACTCTGACAATTTCGTGGGGAGACGGAACATCCGATTCTACCAATTCATCATCCGGCTCGATAAATGTAACTCATACATATTCGTCTATCGGAGACTACGAAATTAAGGTGTCTATTACGTCCGGTTCTGGCGGATACGCATTGGGATACGAAGGAAGTTCATATTCTATCATTGATTCTAATAATAGGCCGGGAATAAAAAAAATATGGATGGGTGCCAAAGCAAGATTGCTCGGATATAGTTTATATCAATTATCCGGCCTTACTGAATTGTCTGTCGAACCGTATGCAGACGCGTATGACGGATATTTTTGCTATGGTTCCTCAACATTCGGTTATGTAGCCGGACTATTAGCAATTATTGTTCCGAATGGATATACTGCTTTTATGAGCCAATATACAATGCAAATTAATAGAACGGTTAAATATGTTTCGATGCCAGATAGCGTTACATCATTTGGGAATAATAGCGGTTCTTCTGGCGGCGTTTTTTCTCAAGCGAACGCTCTTGTGATGGTAACTCTTCCGCAACCGTCGAGCGGACTTACAGTGATGCCGGTATACAGTTTTCAACAATGCATGATAAAGAAGATTGAGGTTCCGGATTGCATTATAGAATTGAAAGTAGGCGCGTTTAAAGACGCTTGGGGAGCAGAGAGAATTATATTTAAGACTTCGCAATCATATATTACTTGTTCTGCAAATGATGTATTTGCATACTGCTATAAACTAAAAGAAATAAATAAGGCCGTGAAGTTATACGGCAGTTATACGGGTAGATTTCAGAACTGCGTATCTATCGAAGAAATTACATTAGATTCTGCATCGGATAGACTAAAATCGAGCGATTTTTCTAACTGCGTCTCGTTAAAACACCTTGTTGTTCCAGCGAATGTGTCTATAATAGATGGGACATATACATTCTCCGGCTGTTCATCCCTTGAATATATTCATTTGCAAAGGACGGCCGGCGTTGTTTCATTAACGTCAGAATCTTGTTTTTATGGAACAAAAGATACACTAAAAATATACGTTCCGGCATCTCTTGTCGCATCGTATAAGGCGGCCTCAAATTGGGTGTTAATGGAATCGCAAATATATTCAGAAGGAGATATGCCATGATAGTTGTAGAAAACGACGGGAAGTTCAAAAGAACATATTCTGACTCTGGGATGAGAATAAAGCAAGTTCAAACCGGAATACTATACTACGAGGCGGTAGATTTGCCGGACGCGCCGTATACCTATGAAGAAACCGATATCCCAATCGTCAAGCCGGAGACGGCGGAAGGAGAAATAGAATGAAAAAGTTGTCTGTAATTCTGTTCATCGCATCCATGATATCCTGGGTTGTGTTCTTTACTTTCCGAGTTCTTGCAGAAGGCGAGGTCACGACAGGCGAAACGGCATTGTTTCAAAACTCCCTATTCACCGGCCTTGTCGGCGGAGGAACTGGCGCTCTCGGCGGGCTTGCTGGACTTCTTGGAGGAATCAGATCTTGGAGAAAGAAATCGACAGAAACCGTCACTCAACTTTCGACCGCAACAGATGCCATTCAAAAAACGATCAATGAGAAAACGGATGCTCTTCAAACACAAGTTTCCTCCGCGCTGACAAAACTTGACGAAAAGCAAGAAGCCGGAGAAAAATTGATGTCGAATGTCTCGGCAGAGGTTTTGGAATTTAAGAAAACATCCGAAGAGACTATCGCAAAACTTGCGGCCGAGAACGCAAAACTTCAAGGTGTTGTTACTGGTCTAAACAGAGAAATAACCGAAACAAAAGAACAGTCTCTTACGATCATGAACACGCAGAAAAAAACAATGGAAGCCATTGTGATGGGGCTTTGCAATATACCTGATCTTGTAAAGAACGGATACGCGGCGAAGATCGCGGCAATCGCAAATGGCCAAGAAGTCAAGGAAGCCTCTGCCACTTAAATTCAAAAGGTTTCTTTTGCAAGCCCTATCGATTGTCTTTATTCTCGCTCCTGTTTCGGTCGTTGTCGGACTGAATTGGGAAAAATACGCTCCAAAAGAGGTTGAAAAATCCGGATGGACAACATCTTTCGGATTGATATTTTCGGTCGTAATAGTCGTTATTCTCTTAATGAGAAAAGCGAAACCGGACGAAAAGCAAGAACAAAGTCCGGTAAAAGTTCTTTTGATTTCCACCGCTTTGGCCTGGCTCTTGGACCCTCTAATTTCGGACATCAAAATCATATTGTCGGCCGCAACTGCTGGCGCGTTGATTGATTATGTTATTTTGAATCCGATTATCGACGAACTCAACGAAACAATCAAAATGACAAAACAAGCCAAGATTCACGCGAAAGCAATGGCAGAAGTAGATAGGGGAAGATAACGTGGAAGAGGAAAAAGGAAAAGGCGGTCTTCAATGGATTCTCGACCTTTCTGGTTATGCGATTGTTCTTCTGGTTCTTGGAGTCTATGTCTTTTGGGGAATGCTCGAAGTCGTAGACAAGGAAAAGACGATCAGAGAAATAATCCTTGCCGGTGGGTTGGCGTGGATACTCGGCTTTTCAATAGCGAGAGTCTTGGAGCGCCAAGGAATCATTCACGGGAACAACAACAAGTCTGTAATTCATGCAAACAACGTCCACGCTGACACCGTTGAAAAGGTCTACCCGTTTATCGACGAGTGCGATGAATGGTGCAATATGAAGAACAAAAACGCCCTATTCATCAAAAGAGAAAAGATTCTTCGAAAGAATGGCCTGAAATACGACAAATATTTTGACAAAGAAGGAGACTTTATCGAGGGATCGATAGTGTTTCCGGAACCGAAGAATAAACAAGATAAGAAGGCACAGAAGAGAAAAAAGGCGGCAATACAAGAGGCGATAGATGCGACGATTACTCCGCTTACTCCTTCGACTTTGACTACATCTTATACCGGAGACGAATATGACCCGTTTAACTTTGGCAAGGGCATAGATTCATACATAAGAAAATCTTCCTTCAAGGACGCGGCTTCGAAGGTTGCAACCGCCGTTATATTCGGGTATTACGGATTGAAAATGATGCAAGATTTTCAGTGGGGAGATTTGCTTTGGACGGGGATTCAAGCCGGATCGTTTTTGATTTCGGGCTTCATGAAAGAAATATCTGCTCTTCTTTATGTCATTCAAAACTGCAAGATCAATACATATAGGAAAGTTGACAAACTCAAAGAATTCGAAGTATGGCACAACAAAAAGGGAGCGGAAAAGAAATGAGATACGAAGACATAGTCGCCTTGAAATCAACGATTTCGAAACCCGATAACAAGATGGGAAGAGATTACGCAAGGGCGGCAAGTGGATACGATCAAGGAATCGAAGATGTATATAAGGAGAAAACGACGGCAAGAAGGGCTCCGACTTCAAATTCGACCGCAACCCCAACAAACCAATCGGCCTTTCAGCAGTGGTATAAGAAAAGTTTTGGTTCGGATTTTGTCGAAGGGTCCGAGTTCGTAAAACCCGATTCGATGGGCATTACCGACTGGCTTATCGGACAGAATTACTACAATCAATATCGAGCAGAAAAAAACGCGAACGCGAATTACGCTGCCGGAACAGCAGAAGCGCAAAAGGCAAAAGACCTCGGAGATCAAGAAGCGTATATCGCATCGCAAAAGGTTCTTCAATATCTCAAAATGGCAAATCAGGCAAGCGGTATTCAAGGCGTCGGCGGGACGGATTATGTGAACGCAATGAATAACTATCAGTCTTCGCTCGCTTCAAACAAAGAAGGACTTCGCGGAGAAATGGCGGCTCTCGCGGCGCAACGAGATCAAGCGATTGCTTCCGGAAATCAAGAGTATGCCGCGGCGATTTCGGAACTTATGAGGGAAAAAGAATCCGAAGAAGAGAACACCGGGACAATCAAGGGTTCCGAAGTCTACGCAGGCATTCAAGAAATGTATTCGAGTTTTGCGTCCGGGTCTTCTGACGGAGAAACAATCGCCGCCGATCAGTATCAAAACCTCGTTGACGAGTATGAAAAATACAAAGGCGAAATGGACGAAACAACCAGATGGCAGATCGAGTTTTATCTTGACCACATTCCTCACGCAACAGATGACGGAGGATCTTCCGATGGGCTTGGTAGTTTTGTTACGGGCGAAAAGAATTCAGAAAGCAACGAGATTGTCGTCAACGGAACTACATACCGCCTAAGAGGCGAAGATGTCGGTAGCACAGAAGGTTTGGCTTGGCCAAATAATCCGCCGAGAAATGGTGATGTAGTCTATTCATTCCCGTTCTATATCATGTATTACAACGGCAAGGGTTACAGAGTCGACAAGAGATAACGAAAGGGGATGCCAGCGTGTCCATATCATACTCTCAAAGACAAGCATTAATTGCTAACGCCAGGCAGAGGTTGGCAAGAGAAAAAGCCAACATACAGAAAAATGTTCTACTGAACACTACGGTTAGTGAAAGACTTGTCGATACCTTCGAAGAGGCCTTTGGGAACGTCATTTATGGCGCTCTTAAAGGCCTTGAAGGCGTTTACGATTCCGCCTTATCAATCGGCGGAGAAAAGAACAGAGAAAAAATCGCCTACGACTGGTCTGGAGACGTCTTTGGAAAAGATCTTGCAGAAAGCACAAAACTGACGTATTCAAAAGACTTCTCTCCGGTTGTTCAAAGAATCTATTCGGGCGTCTCTCAAGGCGTCGGTCAAATGCTACCAAGCATCGCGTTGTCGGCTATTCCGTATGTCGGGACAGCACTTTCTCTTGGTTATCTCGGAATGAGCGGAGCCGGAAATGCGATGGAAGAAGGTTTTCAAACGGACGCCGATTATGGCGCAACTGTTCTGTATGGAGTTCTTTCTGGAGCGACAGAAATCCTCACAGAAAAGATCGGCGGAGGCCTCACAAAGGGCGTCTATGGAAAAGGTTTTGTTGACGATCTTGTGAACAAGGTTGTCCAAAACAAGGTTTTCAAATATGCTGTCGACGTTGCTGAAGAAGGCGTCGAAGAAGCAATAGCAACCGCAGTGAATCCCATCCTTAAGAAAATAACGATCGATCCGAGCAATCAGGAATTCGCAAGCCCGGAACACGTTAAGCAAATATTTGAAGACGCAATAATCGGCTCTTTGACTGCCGTCGCTTTTAGTTCAACTCTCGGTAGCGCCTTAAGAACAAAGGGTGTAAGGACAGCAGAAGATCAGGCTGAAATTGAATCCCTCGAAAAGAAGAGAGGAAATCTTGAATCGAGAGGAAAACTTACAGAAGAGATCGAAGGAAAGATAAATCAAAGAATTCTCGAATTGAAAGGAAATCAAAGCGTTCTTCTCAACAAAATGAACGCAGAACACGCAACACGCATCAAGCAACGGCTCAATATATCGAAGAACTTTGACGAGAAAAATATGGTCTTGAAGTCCGAACCTTTTGTCGGGAACAAGGGTTCTGTCTCGTCGGTTACCAGATCGAAGGGCATCAAACTTGCATACGAAACAAGCGATCAAAATCTTACGCAAGATGAATTGAAAGTAATGAACAACTTAAACAAGATCTCCGGAACGCAGATAGGCCTCGCGCGTGTTAAGGGAATGTCCGAGTCGACAGAAGCAACATACGATCCCGAAACGAATATGGTCTATATTAGCGAAAAGGCGTCCGGAAGAGATACCGCCAAGAACGTCTATAGAGCGATGCTAATTCATGAAGTCACTCACTCTATGGAAGGAACGGTTGAATATTCAAAATTCGCCGAAGCGTTGAGAAGCGCATTATCTTCAAGCAAGACTCTTTCGAAGAGAATCACAGGAAAATCATACAGCGATATCGTTCAAGAGATTGTCGAAAATTATCACGAAGAGGGCAGAGACGTAAGGGAAGATTTTTACGTCATATCTACCGAAATTGTATCCAGATATACAGAAGACCTTTTTTCGGACGAGTTTGTTATTGAAAGACTCACAAGAGAAAATAGAACGATTTCTCAAAAGATATTCAATTGGGTCAAAGATAAGATTCGCATTTTCAAGAACGGAAAAACACCCGAGGAAAGAGAATACCTCGAGTTTTTAAGCAAGGCTGAAAAACTTTACGCCAAGGCGCTTGAAAGATCTATCGGTGGAGTCGACATTAGAAATCTAAGAAAAATGATTGTTGGAAAAGAAGCCACGAAAGAAGACGAAAAAATCAAGAAATCTTTCGATACGGCTCAACAGATGTTCGACGCAAAGTTCGCCTATTGCAAAACCGCGGCAGATGAAAAGAATCTTAGAATTGATATCTTAAGGCGGACTGGATGGTATCAAGAAGTAAACTCGAGATGGAATTATAAGATTACTGACAAAGACGCAGAGATTAATGAAGACATTGTCTCTTTGATTGAAAAAGAAGATTCCGAAAATCAAGAATTCTATCTCTCGGATGTTTTTGATCATCCTCGTCTTTATAGAATCTATCCAGAATTGAAGGATGTTATTGTTCGGTTTGAAAATCACGACGATGGGCTGGCTCAATTCTCTATAAGCGAAAAAACGATAACTATAAATAAGAAGGTTTTCGCAGACGAAGAGTTCAAGAAATTAAAGTTATCTCTTTCGAAGAAATTCAATTTGTTTCCGTCTGCAGAGAACGAAGAAGAATACAAAAAAACAAGGCCCGATTCAAAGATTTCTTTCAGAGATTGGTCGTTCGCAAGAGCGAATCTTAAAGAAAAAATAGATATGAGATTTAAGGCCATCAAAAAGAGCACCGTTTTGAAAGCCACCTTACTTCACGAAATTCAACACGCTGTTCAAGGCATAGAAGACGAACCTTATGTTTTGACTCCGTTTCTGAACTATTATTTTCACGACCTTCTTCTCGACGAGATGCAGGCACATTATACACAATATTCGACTTTTATGACAGAGGCCGAAGTTTTAAGAATGAACGAAAGATATCTCGACAACGATCTTTCCGGAAGTATCGACGTTTTAAACAATTCTATTTTCGCTCCGTATTATCACGCTTTTAATATTCGGGATGGGAAGATTCAAGAAACGGTTGACAAACTTCTCGCTGAAAAGAATAGAATGAGAAAGATGGTTGTTGGTAAGAAGTTCGGAGGAACCGCTCTCGAAGAGGCCGTTAAGATGAACCAAGCCGGAGTCGGACCTCAAAAGATTTTCGAAGAGACCGGTTGGTGGAGAAATCCGTTCGATAAACAATGGCGATTCTGGATCAAGCAAGATGAAGTCACAATGAGTGAAGACAGGATAAAAGAAATCTTTAGAACCTTCGAAGAGGCAGAAGAAACCGGAGAGATTCCAGTCTATAATCTTGAAGACCTTTTTGCTGATAAGAAGTTATTTGAAATCTATCCAGAAATGAGAACTCTTAGAGTCCGTATTGACAATTCGATAGAAAACGCCGCTCAATACGACGAATCGAATAAAAGTATAACCGTAAGTTTTGCTGAAGAATATGAATTTTACAAAAACAGAAAAAATTATATAAAGAATAGACAATCGACCACTCCGGCTAATTTCAAAGATAAAGTTCTCCAAGAAGAGACGGTCAGGGTCGAACAATATGCTTTCGATCCGATATACAAGGTCTCTTTGGGGACTTTAAGATTTGCTCTTATTCATGAACTTCAACACTATATACAAGAAGTCGAGAATTTTGCAAGAGGGACAAATCAATTCGAAGCCATCGAAATTGGAGAATCTTTCTTTAAAAAACTTTTCAAAGAAACAAAGGAATATGAAGATATTATCAATAAAATAGCAGAATACGAAACGAAAGACGATTTCTGGTCAATTACCAGGACAGAAGAACTTCAATATGAATTATATAAAAAAGAACAAGAATATGCCTCGAAATTCGTCAACGAACAACATGGTTTTGATTATTACAAGAACTTTCTCGGCGAAAGAGAAGCAAGGTTTTCTGAAGAAAAAAGCTATGAAGATATCGTTTTCAACGATCTGAAAAACTATCAAAAGAACTCCATTGTGTTCAATAATGGAGAAGTTTTAAGATGGCCAGAAATACCGTTTCGCTCTGCCGAAAGAAAAATGATTGTTAATATGGCAGAAACAAAGAGACAACTTCTCGAAGAGATGAAACACAATCTCTATCCCCTGAATGTGGATTATATTGATTCTGGAGTTTATCTCGACGGAAAACTTTACGAGAACAATCTCGGATATAAAGATTCGGATGTTACAAATTGCGGCGGCATTATCATTTATAGTTACCCAGGAAAAATCGATCTTTATATGAATTCTTATATTGATTTATCGAGCGACGAAATAAATACAATTATAAAGAAAATCATTAAGAATCCAGAAATTGAAGAAAAAATTGAAACGAATATTATTTATATGTCCATTAGCGGAATGCAAGTTTCGTCTTTTAAATATGATCTTAACAAAAATATGAATAATAAAGATATTGAATCTGTTTCCTTGGATATCTCTATCGATATGATGTTGCTTAATGGAGACCTTGATATTGACATCACTTTGTCTAAAGATCAAAGCGTCAAATTAATCGAAAGAATCAAAGAAAACTTTATGGTCGGCGATGACATCAACTTTAAAAAGACCGATTGGATAATCACCGATGGAAACAGAATGTCTCAAACTGGCCCAGATAAAAAGAAAATTGGTTTGGACGTTCTTTTCCCAGAAGAGTCGGAATTAGAAAAAAGATTTCTTAATCTCGGGCAGATAAAGACAGATTATTATAAATTAGATGACGACGAATATGTCTACGAAATCTCGTTATGCAAAGAGGCCACAAACGATCAAATAATAGCGATTAAAAAAATAGTGACCGAAGTCTACAAAAATAAAAAGAAAAAAGATTTCTCTCTAAACGTCATCATAAGTTTTATGGACGAAAATGGCGAACTTCTCGATAGCGATGAATTCGATGCTGATGATTTTGAAAGCGAAAAAGAAGAAAGACTCGGAGAAAAGGTTGCAGAATCAATTATTATGTTCGACTACAACGGGGAAGGAAACCCAATCTCTGAAATAAGCAGAGATTACTTAATGACCAACAGGTTTACAATTCCGATTCCGGACGATCTAGATGAAAGTTTTGTAGGAGAAGGACGCCTAGAAGAAATCGGATATACTGAATTTCCAAAATACGAATTTGTGATAAAAAAAGCGAAAGAAGATCCGAATTTAAAAATAGCCAAGCCTTACGACAAAGATGAGTTTGGTTTTGTTTCGTGTATTCTTGATAAAGAAGGAGAAATATTCGCCGCCATGAGAGGCGACCATACTATTATTTCTTATTCTCTTCTTGGCTCCAAGTATATTATAAGCCAAAAAGCAAAAGAACAAGATACTTCGACTTACAGAGACTTTGCTATCAAGAAACTTACAGATTTTGGCTTTATTCGTATGTATAATTTTGGAGACTCGTTCTCTTTCACTTTTGGAGAACAAAAGCCCACAGAAGAACAATTCAAGACTTTCAGAACAATTCTAGAAAATAATGTAGGAAATCCAACCTCAATCGGAGCAAGCATAAAAGGCACATATCGTAACTTCGTATGGGAACGAAACGAATCCCCGGATATTGACGGCATCATAGAAAAGATCAAAGATTTCTATCGAGAAGGCGATAATTATGTTAGCCCTTTGCTTCAATTCAGAGACAAAAGAAAATTCAATCCAAATGTCAAATACACAAAATCAGAAGCAAGAGATATCATAGCGAGAGCGTTACTCGACCAAGTCAACTCGAACGAAAACCATCCGAATCTTCTTCCGAAGACTTTTTCAGAATCGGTTAGAAGACTTTTTGAAATGTTGAAAACTTCAACGAACAAAGAATTGGTTGTTAAAAAAATAGCGAAGTTCATTGTGAACAATGCCCTAATGCAGAATGATGCAGAGGGAAAGAATATATTCGGACAGGACACAAAACTCCTCCAAGACTACGAGCTTCTCCGAAACTTTGTTCAGTCTTTTGACCTGTCCAAAATCAAGGACGAAATCAAGAACAGATCGGATAAGTCTACGACAATTTTCCAGAGATGGGGAGTCAGAAGAGATGCAACGCCAATAACGATCAACGAATTCAAAGACACGATAAAAGATAGCATAGTTATTCAGACAGAAAACGATGTCGATTTTATCATCAATCTGAACGAGTATTTTGAACGTGTTAAAAAAGAGTTCCAAGACACAGTAAGCAACCAAAGGAAACTCGCCAACGAGAATGATTTCTTCGTTGACATCACGGAAGAAAGAATTCAAGACGAAATTCGCAAAGGCATTCTAGAAAGCGGAGAAGTGTTTGAGAACAAATACGAAAAATATATCAAGAAACTCGAAAAAGATCTCGCGAAGACTGCGGCTCAACTTACAGACGCCCGTATCAGATCGAAGACAATTAATAATATTCTGGCAGTGGCAGAACAAATTGGAAACTTCCAAAATCATCTTCCTGCGGACTTGAAACTTGCCGAACAAGTAGTTTCGTCAATAAAATTACTTAAAAAAGCTGGCACTTCAAGCGGAAATCTTTCTCCGCAAATTAGAAGCATTATGCGCTTGTATAGCGCAACGCATGAGGGCGCGTCCTTGTATAGCGTAGTAACGCAATCCGAGGGCATACGCTATTATTATGCGGATAGCATAGAGAATATCGCCAATGGTAACGGTAAACTTACAACGGAAGAATTGACCGACCTTTACAACATTTTGAAGGACTTTGTTAGAAGCGTAAGAGAATTCAATAAAGTGTTTTTCGAGGGTCAGCAACAGGAAGATACCGAATTGGCAGATAGGGCAATACAGGATATTAAAGAGGTTATCAAGGTAAAAAAAGGGTGGTTTTCAAGATTTAAAAACTGGCTGCATTCTCCTGTCAGGGTTTTTGACCGTATGTCTAACTACAAAAAGTCAGGAATGATGAACAGATTCTTCGCAGAGTTCGAAAGAGGCCTGGACGACTTTGCTAGATTCAGAATGCAATCTGCAGAACTTTTTAAAGAATATATTAAACAACACGCTCATGAAATGGACACCTGGAGAGAGGAAAAATCTTACAACGGCGTCAAGATGTCTAAAGGTCAAGCGATATCTCTCTACTTGACGTTCTTGAGAGACAAGACAATCGGACATCTTTTCAACATCGATCAAATGTCCGGAGTGATAAGGATAGCAAACGAAACGAATTCGGAAAAGAAAGAATATAAAGACGCACAGCAAAACGGCCACGATGAACAAATTACATATGAGTTGATGGAAGAGATTCAAAAGAGTTTGACAAAAGAAGACGAAGAGTTTATTAAGTTGATTCGAGACTTCTTTGATTTAAGCGGCAAGGCAAAACTCGAAACAGATAAAAAGATCTACGGAATAACAAGTGAACTCGAACTCAACTATTTCCCGGTTAGAGTTTCGAGCGATCAGATTTATCAATCCGTCGGAGAAGAAGATTTTACTTTCTCTCATCTATTTACAATATATAATCCTTCGTTCAACAAAGACGTAAGACCGAATTCAAGCAAGAAAGTTGTCATAGAAAATGTTCTCGACGTCATTAACAGGCACGCAGATCAAATGGCTTCTTACTATGGGTTCGCTCAACCGATCAAGGCGTTTAATCGCGTGTGGAATAAGAAAGTGAATGGAACGACGTTGAGAGAAGAAGTCCAGGCGGTTGATCCGACCTTCCAAGATTATGTCAAAAAACTTTTGAAGGACGTTCAAGGCCAAGTCGAAACAAGAAGTGAATTCGATAAGTTTATAGCAACGATCAGAAATTGGAGCGCAACCGCCTCTCTTGGTTTAAACCCGAAAGTTTGGGCCAATCAGTTAGTTTCTCTGTTCGCGGCTCACGGAGTTGGGTTCAATTACGACGATCTCGTCTACGGAATGTCGGTGGCCCTTTCTGGAAAGACCGACTTCGACGCTTTAATCGAAAACTCTCCGATGATGTATGAAAGATTCAGAGAAGGAAACAACATCGATGTCGGCAGAATAAAAGAGGGAAAGGGCGTCCTCTCCAAAACAGATAAACTGATAGATTATACGTTGAAACCCATCACAAAAATCGACCGGTTAGTTATTGGGGGCATTTGGAACGCCGCTCTAAAGGTTTCTGGAAAAGACAAAAAGAAAGCCGCCAAAATGGTCGAAGAAGCGGTTATCAAAACACAGGCCAACTACACAGCACTATACCGCCCGGCAATTCTTAGAGAAAGAAGTTCGTTGCTTTCGATGTTCACGATGTATATGAGCGAACCTCTTCAAGTTTTCTCAATGTTTGCAGGGTCAGTAGAAAAGTTATCAGTCGCTAGAAAGCTTAAAGAACTCGGAGATCCAGAAGCCGATAATTTGATGAAAGAGGCGAAAGCCGAATTTGGAAGATCGATAGTGACGATAGGAGTAGACACGACCCTGCTCGCCCTGATTGCATCGTGCTTTAAGTGGGTCAAGAAGGACGATGACGAAGAAGAAAAATTCTTCAACAACTTCATGGAAGAATTCCTCGGCATCGTATTTGGAACAGTTCCGTTCATAAGAGATTTCTATTCGCTTGCCCAGGGATATGAATTAAGCAATCCGACCTATACTGGTCTGAACAGCATCTACAACGCTCTCGAACTTATTGGCGGAGTCTTTACCGATCTTGTCAGTGGAAAAGTTCAAGATACAGAACAAATAACCAAATCTCTTCACGATGTTCTGGTAGGCATTACAACCGTGTTCGGAATCCCGACAAGAAATCTCGAAAACTATCTCAAGGGAATCATATACAAGTTCGCTCCGACAAGCGTTGAAGAATACAACTCATACATAGAAACAAGAACAAATTCATACTATCTGGCAGAAATACAAAAGGCATACGATAAAGAGGATTTTGAATCGGCCGAAAGAATATTATCAATTATGTTGAGGCAAAAGAACTCTCCGATAGAAGACGAAGGACTTTCTTCCGAAATGGCAGAACTTCTTTCTAAAGGATACGACGCTATGCCGATCGCTTTGGACGATTCAATAGTTTACGAAGGCGATGTTTACACGCTGAATGCGAAACAGTTCGAACAATTTAAGGCAATCTATTCAAGAGCCGAATCTTATGCCGTTCGTCTTCTGGCAAGTTCACAATATAAGATAATGAACGACGAAAATAAGGCCAAGGCGATAAAGAAGATTTATCAATATTGTTACAACCTCGCGAAAGAAGACTTCTTCGGAGAAGATATAAATGGAAAGTTTGGAGAAGTTGCAGAAAAAATTCCTGTCGAAACTTTGACAATCGTTCAAGTTAATAACGCATTTTTGGAGGCCGATAAGGATATAAATGGGAATTCAATAAGCGGAACAAAGAAAGCAAAAATGACCAGATTGATAAATTCGCTAAAACTGACCGAAAAACAAAAGAGTATAGTGTATGAGTATCTGAATTATACAATGTAAAAAGAAAAGGCCTTCAATCAAAGAGGGCCTTTTTATTTAGTTCGTCTATTACATCTTGAAATTGACTGAAAGTAAAAACTACAAATACTTCAAATCTTCTCTCTCGAAGTTCCGAAATCATTTTAGCCTGGTCGTCGCTTAATGTTCCGTTTATTGACTTGGTTTCGACAAAGAAAATCTTTCCATTTTTTGTCATCATAAGAAGATCGGGCCACCCGTTTGGAACTCCTGTCTGGAAATACCCTCCGGATGGAAGTTTTATTTTTCCGACGTTAATATGAAAACAAAGAATATCATTTTCTCCACACCAAAGTCTAATTCTATTTGATAATGCGTGTTCCGGCGTCATTTTTCATCGTCGGGCATAACGTAACCATGGCTATATTCGGACCTGTTATAGATTTCCTGAACGATCTTTAACGCGGTTTCGTCTTTTGAATACTTTCCAAGAATGAAGTTTCCTTGAACGACCTTCGTAAACCCAGGAGAAGCGACCCGAACAGCAGTGACGTTTTCAAAGACAACCGCTCTTCTTCCGTCTTGAGATAGAATTGTCATTGTATGATTTGGAGGCAGACCACTTCGCCGTCCATCTCCTTGTTCACGACTTCGCAATTTTCATATATAGCCAGATCTTTTCTTTTTCCCTCTTCGATAATATCCAAATCGCAATCCAGCAATCTGAACTTTGTGTCTTCTTCTGCGTTGTCGAAGAAATGATACACTTTAATCATGATTTTTTTCCTCCGTGCCTATACGGCCTTGTTTTATTGAATTCCATCTTTTCTCGGATTGCAGAATCGATGTCAATCCCATAATGTTCGCAAAAATCAAGAATTCTAATGATAGCATCCGCAAGTTCGGACGGAATGCCTTCGGGTTTGTTTACCAAGATATGATCATTGTTATGAAACATGGCGGTTTGATGATCGAAAGTCGCTATCACTTCGACATTTCCTTTTTTTACTTTTCCCGAATAATATGTTTCGTTCGGCGCGTGATGATTTCGGTCCTCTTCGAGTGCCTCGCTGATTTCGGAATGAATTAGGCACAAGATCTCGGAAACAGAACGGGGGGTATCCCACCATCCGTGGTCGACTGCGTTTTGATGAATTTCTTTTGCGAGTTCTTTTAGAGCCATTTTTTCTCCTTTCTCCTTCTTCGTTAGTGTTCATTTCAGCGGCATCTCGAAGACGATGGAATCGGTAAGTTTCCTGCGCTCTTGAAAATCAGTCAAAAGAGGAAGCACGACAGTTCCTCTGACGATTGCGTGTTGAATCTCGTCGAGGACTTCGAGGGCGCGCTTCTTATTCGCATAAACGCCGAGCGTCCGCGCATTTTGATCTTGCACTCGCCATTTAAGCGCATCAACCGCATCATCGTTTCCGCTTTCATTCACCTTGCGATAGGCGGCGTTCAATTCTTCGCGCGTGCCTTGCTCGAAAATATTTGCGCCTGTTACGATGCAAAGCCCTCTGCGGTCTTGCGACCGAATCCAGATGCCGTTCATCCTTCAATCTCTCCTTTGATTTTCTTGATAAGGTATTCGAGGATATTGTCCACCGTCTCCGCGATGGCTTTCTGCGTTTCGTTCTCGCACACGATGGCGTATGTCCTCTTGCACGAATCCTTTTCCTCTTGCACGATGCGGACGGCTCTGTCGCGTTCGGACTTCATGGCATCGAAGATGGGGTTGTTCATTCTTTGCCACCGCCGAGAAGGTCTTCAAGCGCGGTGATGAGTTTGTCATATTGCATAAATCTGAAATCGCCAGCGCGTTCTTCTTCCATCTTCCGTAATGCCTTTGCGCCACGAAGTTTGTCTTCCACCGCTTTTCTGAACCGCGCGGCTTCGAGGATGAAGATTTTAAGAGCGTGATATTGAATAATGCTCTTGTTTGTTTCGTTCATCATAACGTGGTCTAACGCTTTCAACGCTTCGTCGGTGGTCATTTCGTTCCCTCGCTCTCTTCCTCGACTTCGATTTCCGTATCTTCGTAGATTTCACCAGAACGCTTTTCTCGTATGACGCGTTCGACTTCGCCAAGCGCTTCGTCTTTTGCGTTTTCTTCGTTCTCCGCTTCGACATGCCCAAAATCGGTGAATGTCGTCGTTGCGTAATACCGATACCGCTTCATTTCGCTCCCTCGCTCTCGCGGATGATGTCTGCAAATGCTTCATCTCGATGGAGATAACGCAACCTCGTTGACAAAGTATTTTCTGTCGAAGAAAATTCGCGGATTGCGACCGAACGAAGTTCCTTCACGATTTCGAGCGTCTTGTCGGCGCGAGGGGAGAGGATGGCAGCGCGAAGCGTCTCGTAACGAGGGCAACGAAACCCTTCTTTGTATGTTCCACTTTGCGCTTTAAGGTGGCAATCACACCATTTCGATTCGAGATAGCAGACTTGGCAAAAATCTTCGAGCGCTTTCATCGCTTTCTCTTGTTCCTCGCTCGGTGTTACGCGCGGGGAAACGATGGCGGCGCGAGCGAGGGCGCGGTTGTTGTCGTTGATTTCGCACTCCTTTTTCAGATTCTCGTCGTGGAACGCGAACTGATCGCACAGCCGCTCTTCGGCGAGTTGATGCATTTCGTCCACAGCGTTCAGCGCCGCGTTTTGTTCCTCGCTCGGCGTGAGCGCCTTGTCCGCTTCCTCGTATGTCGCCGCGAAGATGTCTGGCTTGCAGGGGTAAATCTCGCCTTTGATGCCTTTGATGATAAAGTCGCCGATGCTCGCGTGCATCTTGCCTTCCAGCGTGTCGATGAATAAGCCGTAATCTTTCACGCTCTGACAGTAATCATCGAAGCGTTCTTCGTCCTCGCGCGTTTTGAGTTGCTCGCCGATTTTTGGTTCGTTCGGATGCGCGAACTCGTATACCGCGCGGATGTTTTTATCGGTCAGTTGGATTGCCTCGATCACGACCGGTTTCTTACGATATTTCATTTCGGTTCTCCTTCTCCGCTCTGGGCGGTTTCTTCTTTCACTTTCGCGTTGAAGCATCTTTGCAGTTCGGCGGCTTGCCCGACGAGAAGGCGCGACAGTTGCGCGTAGTTTCCGCACGCGAGGTGCGCCGGCTTGATCGTGTCGTTGCCCTTGACATACGTTCCTACGCTTACGAGGCACATGTCGCCTTCAAACACGATGGGCTTCTCTGTTTCGATTTCGATTGTGATTTTCATGCGTTCTCCTTCAATAGTCTTCGTCCCAACCAAAGAAAAAATCTAATCCAATCTTTTGAGATCTCCAAACGTCTATTTTTTCTTGAATGAGTTGTTTTGCTCTTTCAAAGTCAATTAAACCGGCCTCTTCTTTTTCGTATCCGAGATACTTCACAAGGAAATCTCTCTGTTTTGGGGTTGCCAAACCTTTCCAATTACTTTTTTTCGACAAGTTTTTCATTTAATCCATCGTTGATTGCCATAAAAAGGCATCCAAGAAGAAACGACACAAATGCGAACAGAGATAAATTACCATAAATCGTGTAAAATCTTGGAATGATCATAACCGCAAGCCACATCAAGACCAACGGTAATTTATCCCTCGTGGTTCCGTATCCATACATTTTTCCATAATCATACATCTTTAATTTTCCTCGCTCTCCCATTATAGACCTGTGTTGCCCAATAGGCAGGATTCTTGTATCCTCTCTTCTTTGCTATTTCAATTAGAGAGGCGATACTTTCGGCTCTTCCTTGTTCCTTTCTTTTGTTATTTCTTTCAATCTCTGTAACTTTTTGAAGTTCTATTTCTTTTTCTTCGTCGAGTTGCTTTCTTGTCTTTCCGTTATCAAACCCGCAATACGGACACACAGGATTCAATCCGGAATAGACTCGGAAACAGTTCTTGCATTCTCTAACTAAAACTTCGTCTTCTGCACTCTCGTTCTTGCAACGAATCTTTTCTTCAAGCGACCATTTCCTGTCCTCTGTTGGTAGTCCGTGTCTAAACACGTTGCCCACCAGGTCATATATGATTGCTTTTTTGTTTTCTCCGGGACGCAAGCATCTCATCGATTGCTGAATATACAAAGCGGTTGATCTTGTAGGACGAAGAAGAATAACGCAATCGCAGTCGGGAACATCGAATCCTTCTCCGATTAGATCGACGTTTGAAAGAATTCTTATTTTTCCTTCTTTAAAATCTTTGACGATCCGAGCCCTTTCTTTGTCCGGCGTGTCTCCATCGAAATGAACAACTCCCGGAATCTGCTCGGACAAAAACTTGCTGAATTTAATCGAAGGGCAATAAATGATGGTCTTTCTTTTCGGGTCGATATACTTCAGAACGTCTCCGTATATTCTAGAACGAATGAAAAAGTCGGAAACTTCTTGCTGATCGTAATCTGAACCTTTTATCCTGAATTCTTCGTTGTAGATTCTCGGCGCATAGTAATCATATTGACACAAATATCCAAGATTCATCAACTCTTTTGGGCTTATTCCAATTACAAGTTTCTCGAAAATCGATCCAAGAGGAGAACCGTCAAGCCTTGAAGGGGTTGCTGTAAGACCGACGATCGGCACATCTAAAAAGAAATCTATGATATTTGTCCAGGTTTTCGCAGTGGCATGATGGGCCTCGTCAAAGATGATCAAGGTTGGCTTTTCATACCTTTCCGGATGCCTGGATATAGTTTGAACCATTCCTACAAAGATATGCCTCATCGAAAGACCCATATCCTTGAAGGCCTGAATTGTTTGCTCGATAAGTTCGTTTCGGTGAACGAGAAACCAGACGCGGTTCTTATCTGATTTCTCGATATGTTTACTCGCCATATACGCAAAGCAGACCGTCTTGCCTGCACCGCACGGAAGAACCGCCAACACGCTACGCGAGGACCGAAACGCTCCGCGCACATCGTTGATATATTTATCTTGATATTCGCGAAGTTTCATCGTATCAACCTTTCCTTATTTTGAATAGTCTTACGATGTGAATAGCGATCAGAATGCCGTTAAGCAACCAGACCGATAAAGCGCCGATGAGCAGACCGTATGCTACGAACAAAGCCGCTCCAAAGATGTTGACGATTCGGATGCTCTTTTCGCCCTTGGCAAGAAACGAGGCAAGAACAAAAAGAGTGGCAACGATACCGAGTATTTCGTTCATTCCGGAAGACTTTCGATGACCTTGACGAGTTTGTGGGTGAACGGAAGAAGAAGAGTCTCTTCGAGAACTTCAAAGATGCAGTTCGTTACGAAGACGGTGAGGACGATCTGCATCGGAACTCCGACGATCACTCCGAGACCAAGAATGAAGAACAGGCCGTTGTCGACCAATTGGCCGACGAGGGTGGAGAGCCACGCACGGAGTTTGAAGTGCTTCTGGCCATGCTTGGCTTTCATCGCCCACATGACTGCGGCGTTCGAATAGTTCGAGGCGAGATAGGCGATCAGACTCATGATGACGATCGGTAGCGATTGGCCGAGGACGAGGTTATAGGCATCTGCCGTGAAGACGTCGTTCGTCGGTAAGTGTGTGACGAGTGTGTAGACGATCGCGACAATCAAGTTCGTTCCGAAACCATAGAACAGGATCCTTGTGAATTCCTTCTTGCCGAGGACCTCGACGAGAATGTCGCTGATCACCATGATGCCGGCGAAGAAGACGAAAGCGGATGTGATGAACCATCCGGTGTTGCCGATCTGGAAGGTTCTGTTCACGATGGTATTACCGATGATGATGCCGACGACGAACAGGATTGTCAGAAGATCGATTACGTTTTTGCGTTTCATTTTTTCTCCTTATTTTTTTTTGCGAGGTTGACAAGGCGAACTCGCTAACGCCGATTTTTGAATCCTTGCTTTATTTCTCGGCTTGAAATCAGGTCAAGTCATTCACTTCCTTTCATGTAAACGGAATTATCGATATCTTCGTAGGCCAGTTGCATCGTCCTGTATGTGTGGAGATTGATGGCCAGCGAAGGACCGAACGCCTTGTCGAGTCTTTGTAGACTGTCGAAAGAAACGACATCCATACTCGGAGTCGGGAAAGTGACTGTCGCGTATATTCCTTGCTGTAACCAAGAAGAACTGTCCACGCTATCTTTGGCGTTTAGATTCAATTCTCTTAACAAGGAGAATCTTGTCATTCCAAGCATATGAATCTGGCAACCCGCCTTGTGAGCCGCATTTATGAACAGGTTGTATTGCTTTTCTTGAATATCCCTATCTCCGATGCAGGAGAAAGAAACTCTTCTTCCTTTGTATTGTTCGCACATATCAAGGAAATCTTGAACTCCTCGATTTGTGTGCCAAACAGGAATGATTTTATCGCTTTCTCTTTCCAATCTTTTTCTCATTTCCAAAACCTTTCCATACCCGGTGATCACATCGACGTCCATCTCGAAGAACCCGACGAACTGCGGATCGTCTTTATTCTCCTTAATGAACCTTGCGTATCCTCTCGTGTAGGCCTCCAAGTCTGCGCCCTTACCTCTTTGAAAAGTGAACGCTCCGCTGTCGACGAGAATATTCTGAACTTTTCTCTTGATATTGATTAAGTGCTGTTCGTCTCGAAGATAATAGTAACTAAGAAGACCGTATTTGATATACCCATCCGGTATCTTCTTTATTATGTTATCGAGTTTCATCGCCGCGGAATCCATACCAGCCAAAAATATCTGCAACGATTACACCGTCCTTCTTCTCCTCTTTTGCTTTCGCCAGCTTTGTTGGCAGAGGTTTCAAGTAATTTTTTACCGTTATTACATCTTCTTGCTTGATCGTGTCGAAGAGAGACGGTTCTTCGAAATAGTCTCTAAAACTTGCGACGTAAGATTTTACATCTCGTTCCAATGAGTAAAGACGTTCTTTGTTTTTTTCACTTGTGATACGCACTTCAAGCGCCGTTAGGAAGCCCTTTAAATGCTCGCTATCCGCGCGTATTTGCACTACAATCGCGGACACTTCCTTATCCGCAGGGTAACAAGCCCGCAGGCAACTACCCAGCAAAACGCGATTTTCTTGATCGACCAGAAGAGGCATATCCGTCTTGAAATCAACCATCGGAATCGAATTGTCGAAGTTTAACTTCCAAGCCGGTATTTTCTTTATTTCAATTCTATATCTCATCGTATTTCCCCTTATCAATCAGATACTCGTTCTGATCTTTGAGTTTGACTCCGAGATAATGAGTCACTCCCAAGTAAACAACCTTCTTGAATTTTTTGCCCATATTTCTTCCGAACATCGTATTCGATATTTGATACTCTTTGTTCGCCGATATATAGTGACAAAGGTTGACGAACAAATCTCCGCCTTTTGCTCTGTAATCCGGATGAAGTTCGCAACATTCGTCCAGCCACTTTTGAACGATGTCCATCTCCGATTTGTATTCTTTCAAAGATTCATCAATCGATCCCGGATTCTTAAGGCCCTCTTTTTGCCAAAGTAAACAACCTTCGATCATCCAATTGAGTATTTCCGGCATTTCGAGTTTCAGTTTGTCTTTCAGATCTTTATCTTGTTGTTCCGGAGTAAACACGACATTGAACGGAATGATTCTTATGCGTCTCCAAATGCCTACATCCGTTCCTCTAATTGTTGGTTTGTGGTTCGTGGCCATAAAAAGTTTAAATATCGGCACGAACTCGAATTCGTTTCCGTAGAGGAATCGAGCAACTATTTTCTCAATACCGGAAGTCATCAACTTGATGGCAGATTCGTTAAGTTTGTCGCCAATCTGTGTTTCTGATGTAACGACATTTCTGATTTTGTTAAGTCTGGCGACTTCTCCAAGATTTCCTGCAGATTGATTTTTCTTTTCAAGGATAACTTCAACGCTTGACGCCGCTCCATAAGAACCCATAACATCGTTGATAATTTGAAGGAGAAGCGATTTGCCGTTGTTGCCATCGCCAAGAAGAATGAACACGCATTGTTCTTTTGTGGAACCCGTCATTGCGTATCCAAAAACCTTTTGAACATATTTTATTAACTCTTTATCGCCGGCAAAGATTTCTTCTAGAAACTTCAACCATCTCTGCGGTTTTTTCTTCGAAACAGGATACGGTGAATACTTCGACATCATTGAAGTTTTTTCGTGCGGCTTTATTTCTCCGGTGGTAAGATCGACGATTCCGCTTTCGCAATTGAAAAGCATCGGGTCGTTGTCGAACGAGTCGTTTGTTACAGGAATTTCTGGAAGGTGCATTGTCTCTCTCAACATGGCTTCTTTTCCGGCAGAAGAGAGAGCTTTTTTTATGTTTAAAAACATGGCTTTTCGTTCGTTCTCGCCATCGATCTTTTTTGCCTGTTGTTTCATTTCCTCTATAACCATTTCTGCCAGATTCTTAACATTGTTATAGAGATCATACTGCCAATATTTTCCGTTCCAAGACATCCATTTTTTGTTATCAACATTGTATTTCAAGGCGTCTCTGAACTTATCAGCGAACCTGTGTGCGTTCCCTGTGTCGTTTAATCCGTATCCGGCAAAATCGACGACCTGGGTTTGAGAGTTTATTGCCTTCAAAATCGTGTTATCGCTGTATGCTCCTTCTAGCCACTTCTTTTTATGTTTATCGTCTTTCGACACATAATAAGGAGAAGACATGAAGAGGGACTTGATCGCTTCGAAATTGCAGTTAAGATAAAAAGCGAGTTTGCTACAAAGAGCAAGGTCTAACTCGCTTTCGTTTTTACCAGACCCGGGCGCCACTCCATTCCATAATTCGATGAGATGCTGATCTTTTTGTAATGCCTTTTCGAGTTTTCTCGGGTCATATACTCCGTCCGTGATTGTAACCTGTTCGGTTGTTGCAGGCGTAACCGCTTTCTTCATATATTTATCGAGAATGTATTGAATGTCTACTTCTCTTATTTCTGACGGATAAAGAGCGTTTCCTGTTATGGTAACGAACTTATTCGTTTGATCCGAGACGTATATTTCTAGACCGCGTTCTCGGTTGTTGATGTAGTATTCTTCTTTATTCAGCGGAGTGTTCGTTCTGAACACAATACGAATTCCTGTTCCACTCGGCGATATTTCTGTATACGATTGCAGGTAGTCTATAATGTCTTGGGCCATTTCAGAAACTGCGCCGTTTTGAGGATCGCGACAATGGTCGATATCAACGGCAGAGAAACCATTGAATATACCAAGCCCCAATCCTCCGATCACTTTTCCTTCCTTCACTCCATAGTAAGATCCTATGGATTTCATGACTTCGTTAAAAGGATGAAAAGTGGTTTTGTCGTTGGATCTGGCTAACTGACCAGTCGCAGAGTTGTAAGGTATTTTCCCTTTATCGGGCGACAATTTCCAACAGCACCACAGACCGTTGTCTTTTAGACTCTGCGGAATGCTGTTCCAATCCATTCATTCTTCCTCAGAATGGCATATCACCGTCGTCCAGAGCGGGGACACCCGAACCGGCTTGCATCGCTTTCTGTTCCTCGTATTTCTTTCTTGCTGATTCGATCTCTTCCTTCGAAACGAGTTTCTTGGAAGGATTCTCGATTTTCTTGGCCTTGTAGGCCTCGAGCGATCTTGCTTCTCTCGGCTTGACGAAAGTCTTGACCTTGTCTTCGACCGCGTCATACCACTCCTCTTCGCCGAAGTTGATGACGACGACTTTTCCGACCAGTTCGTTCTCGTCCCATCTCCAGACGAATCCGGAATTGGACTTTTCGACCGCGACGATGAACGATTTGAAGAAAGGAAGCGCGGAGTCCTTGTAGGAGCGGCGGAAAACGCCGGCCGACGGCCACTGCTTGAACTGATCCGCTCTCTTCTGGAACTCGCCCTTCAGAGCGCCGTCGATGATGTCGAATTCGACAGCGAGATACTGCTTGTCTTCGTCGTTCGTGACTTTCTTGATGATGCAGATTTGCGGTCCGATAGGAATCGGTGATGCGGTTACTGACTCTTGAATGTTTTCCCAGTTCTTTACGTCTTTCATTTTTTATCTCCTTCTCCACTCGCGGTGGGTTCATCCTTCTTAGGCAATTCTTCTTTCATGTTGTAAAACTTTCTTATCGTATCGTCGACCATCTTCAGATCGTTTTCGATTGAGTCCTCTACGAACATACCGATTGGTGACTTCGTTATGTCGAATCCGTCCGTGTGCGTCTTGAACATATACTTCTTGTCTTCGTAGACGGCTCTCAAAGCGATAGTGAACATCCCTTCGACGCACACTTTCTCGTCGAGCATCTTACCGATTGTTTTCGGCTTGATATCTCCGTAATCGCTCTTGTCTTCGTGCATGACGATATAGACGATCTTGTTATCTGGAACCGAGTTCGAAATATACATGATCAAATCCCAGAATCTGTCTCCAATGCTGTTATACAGATCGAAGATGCTGGAACCTTTTGATACAGACGAGTGTCCTCTCATGAATTGATTCACGAGAAGATAACTCGCATCATCGATAACAACAGACTTGGTCTTCGATTTGAGCAAAACCTCTTTGATCTTCGAATAGTCGTCGGAAAACAGAATCTTAAAATCGTTCTTGAAAGGCAACGGTTTCTTGATTACGGAAATAACTCCGAGTTCTTCTGGAGTGAAGTTTCTTAAAGCGGTTGATTTTCCTGAACCAGACTTGCCAATGATTAAAACCGGAACGCCCATTTCATTCCCTCCTTCGGGAAAAGTTAAACATCTTCTTCTTTTAACACGCTTTCAAACCTACCCTTGTAATACGGGCAGAAAGTTCTCGCGATGCAATAGTCCCGGCACTTCTTGTCTTCCCCGAGACGTTGAACGACTCCAAAACCCTTGCCTTTGAAAGTTGCCATATCCTGTGCTTCTTTTTCTGTGTCAAAAACTCTGAAAGCCGTTTTGTTCCCTTCCTTGATAACCGCGAACTTGTCTCCGCTATACCACCTTTCTTCTTGAGAGCACATCGGATACTCGTCCTTTGGCTCGAACTCGATTATCAAATCGAACTTGTCTCTTATGAATCTTTCGATGTCGATCATATCGAGTTCGTTGATCTCGTAAATCCAGGTGAATACCGCTGATTCGGGATATCCAGCGCCTGTTCTTCTTTTTTCTGTTGGAGACCAGTCTTTCAAAAGAGCGTGGAACTTCATTCTTTCTACAAGATAACCGTTCTTTCTCAAAAGCCAAGCATACATGAGACCTTGCTTTTTCCAATCGTCGAACTCTTCGTGAATTACTTTCCAGACCGATGTGGTTTTGTAGTCTTCGACGCTGTGCTCGGCCTCGTTGTAAAGGTCGATTCTTCCGGACAAGACATATCCGTCCCTTATTTCTTGTGTTAATTTCATTTCGGCATATCCGGTTTTGTCGTTCTGTTCCAGAATGTAGTGAACCGCTCTTCCAAAAACGAGCCAAATCATCGAAGATACATCTTGTTCAATCTCGTTGAAGTTTTTCCGAAGAATCATTAATTCCCTGAGAGGAAGAAGCAGATTTGTGACCGAATATCTCTTTGGCTTTATTTCATATTCTTCGTTGCAGATGTTGAAAAAAGCGGAAGGTAAGTTCTGCTTATTCGTTATCTTCATTCGACATTTTCCTCAATTCTGCCGGGCTCATTTTCAAGAACTCGGCGATGTTGTTTATGACCTTGAATCCCACTCTTCGGCCTTTCTCCACTCTGATGATCGAGACATAAGACAAGTCGCACTTCTTTGCAAAGTCCTCTTGACTCATGTTCAGAGAAAGCCTTTTCTGCCTAAGAAACTCGCTCAATTTTCCCATTGTGCCTCCTCATTTTTTGACTTTTAAATCAAGTCATTTTTCGATCCAGCCTTTCCTTGATTCTGCTTTGAATCTGTTTCGCCGTGAATCTTGTTCCGACCACGCAACCAGCGAAATCGACCTGAACTTCTCTCGTTGTTCCGTCTTTATCTTCGATGATTTCGTGTTCCACCTTGACCCTTCCGTTTTTGTCAAACTCGAAGGGGTGGTTGAATCCGTTCTTCGCTTTAAGAATGACGAGGTGAGCCCTCGCATATCTTTTTAGCATCTTTCTGTTCCATCGGCCCACTACTTATTCTCTCCTTTCGTGTAATCTTTTCCGTCGGAATACAAGGGGAAATAATGATCAAAAGCACTTCTTTTGAACTCCGGATCCCATCCGTCTTTCCTCCAAACCGATTCGATGCAATGACGGCAGTATTGATGGCCATCGCGCCAGTGCATCATGCCTCTGTATTCGGAGGAACCACAACCGCATTTCACTACCTCTTTCATGTCTTCGTATCCCATAACTTCTCCTTTGGTGGATCCGGCAAGAATCGAACTTGCAACAACCCGGTTATGAGCCAGGAGTTCTGCCATTGAACTACGGATCCGTTGGTGCCAACAGCAGGACTTGAACCCGCAACCTACTGATTACAAATCAGTTGTTCTACCGGCTGAACTATGTTGGCAATGAAAGCGCCCACATAAGGGGCGCCAGAGCATATTTAGTTTTTTGGCACGTCCATTTCGGTATGGCGGACAGCCAGCAACCGCCAATTCAACTTTGAGCGGTGCATATGCCGTGACATATCTGCGCTCGTTGATTCGTTCACCTTTGTAGCCGTTCGGCAGACTTTAGAAGGCAAACCTGGTTTTTATCAAATTGACGCCGCAAGGGCGAATCTTAGTTTTTCATGCGCCGACCGGCGCAATCATCTACGGTCCCATCTCTCTTAAAGGATCTCCTTTCTTCGATTGGCGATTCGGCAGCTCACGCGCGGAGCACCCCGTGGCGGGTAGGCCTGGGGATCATGCCGATAGCGACGGTTATTTGAAACTGAACTCCGGTCTTAGAGTTATCCGTTCACGCGGAGAGTCGCATTCTCGCTGCCTCCATAGGATCTGGGAAACCCATACCGGTATCTCTAGGGATTTTCCGGTTTCGGGTTTTACGTCTGACTTTTCGCCCTTGAACAACCCAGGTTTCACTTCTTGTTGAGGATGATCGATTTTCTGTTGATCTTGGTTCCGCAGTTCGGGCAGTAGTTTACTGGCCTTTCGTAAATCTCGGTGCATTTCGGACAGCAGTAAAAATCCTGAACGAGTTGAGCATCTCTTTCAATCTCTTTTTCAAGAGACTCTGCAATCTTTCTGATCTCCTCGTTTGAGAAAATCGACCTCGACGTAAGTTTCACCTTGTTGATCAAGATTCCATATTCGTCGAGTTTGCAGATCTTCGGGTTACTCTGGCAGTCTTCTCTCTTCAAGCATTTATCACACGCATTCCGCGGTTGCAGTGGCGTGAGGAATTCTTGGAGAGCGTCGGTGTATTCTTTGTCGCCCGTGAAGAAGATGTGCTTTCCGTGGGTGATGACAATGACTTCATCTTTTTGCGTCGAGATGATTTTATCGTCGTCGTTCGACAGGATGAAATCGATGACATCGTTGTATGTGTAAAGGACCTTGGTTGTGTTCTTCACACAGTAGCCGGTATTAGGAAGGTGAACGCCCTGCAAATAGAATCCTTTGAGCATTTTAGATCCTCTGCTCGATGGACGAAATGCAGTAGATTCTGTCTTCTCTCTTGATCATTTTTCTTGCGAATTCTTCGGGGAAGATTACCTCTTCGCAGGATACCCTGGTTACGAGGTTTCCGGTCCTGCGATCGGTCTCGGTGATTCTTCTCGGGTTGAGAAGGATCTTGACGGTGTTTACGCCGGAAAACTTGTCGGCGTTGCGAACTTCTCCTCTTTCTCCATTCACCAGAACATTCATTCCGTGAACGAGCGCGT